ACGGTCTCGAGCCATTACGCGTGCGGCAAGGGCTGCGTGCACAACGATTCGATCGAGACCGTGCGATGAACCGCCGCGGGTTCCTGAAGCACGCGCTGGCTGCGATCCCAGCGATTGCCGTCGCTCCGGCCGTTGCTGAAGCGTTAGCGCCGAAGCGAACAATCGTGCTGCCGCCAGCCGGCGGATGGCCTACGTCGAGACTCAGCACTTACGGCGTCGGAGGCTATCCTCGATCGATGCAGGCCTTTCGCGGTACTTACTGGGACGACGTGTTCGAAGGGCCGTTCGCGTCCGGGATGTTTACGCCCAGCGAAGCTACTGAGAGGTACTCGCGCGCTATGGTTGCGTCGATCGTCCAGACCATGGAACGCGTGCAGCAACGCGTGATGGAAGATATCTATCTTGAACACCGATGAGCTGAAGGCTCTCAGCACTGAGCAGCTGCTCGTCCTCGAGATGAGGATGAAGTGGCTCGCCGTCGCGCGTCGCAAGCAGCTGCCGCCGAAGACGAACTGGACGAGCTGGGGCCTGATGTCAGGTCGCGGATTCGGCAAGACGCGTACGGCAGCGAACTTCGTAGCCGACGAAGCGCTCAGCCGACCGAAGATCTTCGTGCACGTGCTGGCTCCGACGCGAGACGACGTGCAGTACACGTGCTTCGAGGGCGAGACGGGTCTGCTGTCCGTAATCCCGCCACGGCTGATCTTGCAGTACAACCGCAGCGACCTGATCCTGTACCTGACGAACGGGACGATCATTCGCGGCTTCAGCACCGAGAACCCAGATAAGCTGCGCGGTCCGCAGTGTCACCTCGTGTGGGCCGAAGAGCTCAGCTCGTGGGCGTACCCAGACGAAGCGTGGTCGATGATGCAGCTCGGCTTGCGATTAGGCGACCACACGAAGCTGGTGTGGACCACGACGCCGAAGCCGCTCCCGATCATGAAGGCACGCATCAACGAGGAGGACGAGACTCACATCATCGTGCGCGGCACGACGTACGAGAATCGAGCGAACCTCGCGAAGAACTTCTACGACGAGATCGCGAAGTACGAAGGCACGCGTCTCGGCAGGCAGGAGATCTACGGCGAGCTGATCGACCCCGAGGAAGCTGGCATCGTCAAGCGTTCGCAGTGGCGTCTGTGGCCTGCGAAGAAGGCGCTCCCCCCGTTCGAGTCGATCTTGCTGTCGCTCGATACTGCGTTTACCGAGAAGACGTTCGATACGAAGAAGAAAGAGCCGGACAAAACGGCCGGCAGCGTATGGGGCATCTTCTATTACGATCGAGTCAAGCACGCGATGCTGCTCGATGCGTGGGCTGACTGGTTCGGATTCCCAGAGCTGGTCGAGCAAGTGCGCAAGGCGAAGGCCGTCTCGTACGGCGTAATCGATATGCCGATGTTTGGCAAGCCGTACATTCCGGCGAAGTGGAACGAAGGGCCGATCGCGAAAGGCCGAAGCATCGACGTGATCCTGATCGAAGACAAGGGCAGCGGCATCTCGCTCAGGCAAACGCTAGCTCGCGAGGGGATTCTCGCAACGCCGTACAACCCAGGGCGTGCAGATAAGCTCGCACGACTGCATCGCTGCACGCCGATGTTCGCCCACGGCCGAGTGTGGGCCGTCGAGAGCAACAACCGACCCGGGCAGTTCAGGAACTGGGCTGAGCCATTCATCGAGACCGTGTGCACGTTCCACGGCGAGGGCACTGTCGAGTTCGACGATCCAGTCGACTCAGTGACCCAGGCATTGAACTACCTGATGGACGTCTCGATCCGTACGTTCGAGAAGCCTGTCGATCGCGATCTGCGCAAGGAAGTCGACCTCGAGAAGTACGAGCAGGTGCGCCGACGCCGTGAGAACCCGTACTCGTAACTTTACTCTAGCCGACCATTTACAGCAAGAGTACGTCGCGATATCGTTTGCGACATGGCAACGCATTAACACCGACTTTCTGACGCACTACTGCGTCGTTCGCGCCGATCTCCCCTTCGGCACGCAGGCCGCCCAGCTGATTCACGCTGCCGGCTACTCGACTGACACTGATCTCCCGCCAGGCACGTACGCAATCGCGCTGCACGTCAGCGACGAAGCGCAACTGCGCGGGCTCGATGCGCGTCTCACAGCCGCGCACATCGATCACATACTGATCGTCGAAGAAGACGCGCCGTACGCCGGGCAAGCAATGGCGATCGGCATACGTCCGTGCAATCGACGGCTGCTTAAACCGTATCTCTCTTCCTATGCGCTCGTAACTCAGCCCGGTAGAGTACCTGGAGTAATGACCCAGGAAGCCCCAGGTTCAAATCCTGGCGAGCGCGCCACATTCGCGCCGGTAGCTCAGCGGTAGAGCACTCGGAGTAATGACCCGAGAGGCCTGAGGTTCGATCCCTCACCGGCGCGCCATTCTCTAGCCGAACATTTACATTCGGCGCACCGCGGCGTAGATTCGGCCCCGTTACAAGCTTTCGGGGCTTCGTCCTACACCAGATGGCGGCTTCGTCCTACAAGTCTCGCATCGAACAACGCGGTAGCAGCAAATGACGCCGCGCCCTGAGCTCATCACCGAAGAGAACCATTTCCAGCTGAGGCCGGCTCGTTGTGGCGAGGTCGTAGCCTGGACGCTGTTCGATTACGCCGAGTCGACGCTGCAACGATTACTCGAAGGAGAGACGCGTTCGTACGTCCCGGCGAATCTCGACCCTCGATCGAGCGAATGGATCGGTCATTACGTATCGAATCGCCTGCGCGGGATGCGCTGCTCGTGAACGATACCCCGATCGGCACCGTCGATACGCGCACTGAGAGGCGCATCAACGTCGTTCTGGTCGGCAAGCTGGCTCAGAACTCGCTCTCGAACTCAGGCCTGATTCGATTCGCCAACTCAGGTCTCGCCGAATTCGCACGCTCGATCGGCATCCCAACAGATTCGATTCGCTTCGAGGAGCCAGCTGATGGAACCTGAGCTCGACGACGAAGACCAGAGCGACGAATCCGCGCCGCAAGGCGAGATCCTCGAGCTCGAGGACGATCCGCCGCCCGACGGCGTAATCGATACCGAAGACGGCGGTGCTGTCGTCAAGCTCGAGGACGAATCAGTTTCGGGGGCGCAGCAGAAACGCGCGTTTTATGACAATCTGGCAGGAACTGAAGTACTACCGCTATCAGATCTAGCTCATATCGACTCTCTGCTGCGCCCCCTCATCGAAGCCGACTGGCGCGTTCGCGAAAAGCGAGACCAGGACTACGCCGAAGCGATCAAGCTGACCGGCCTGGGCGACTCGGCTGCTGGCGCGGCGTTCGACGGCGGCTCGACGGCCGTCCATCCGGTGCTGGCGAAAGCCGCCGTCGAGTACCAATCGCGTGCGATCCTCGAGCTGATGCCCAGCAACGGGCCAGTGAAAGCGAAGACGATCGGCAAGCCAACGCAGCAGCGCGTCGATAAGGCTGAGCGCGTCGCTCGCCACATGAACTGGCAGTTCACGTCGAAGATGCCTGAATTTCGCGCTGAGCTCGAGCAGCTCCTTCTTCAGAGCTCGCTGGCTGGATCGCAGTTCATATATGCGTGCTGGGACACGAAGGCACGTCGCCCTCGCATGTCGTTCTGGCCGCAAGATCAGGTGGCTACGCCCTACTCGGCGTCCTCGCTGCTCGGGTCCGATCGCTCGACGATGGCCGAGATGATCACCCAGGTCACGTACGAGGACCGCGTCAGCACCAAGTACTACGTCGAGTCTCAGATCAGCTCAGCGTCGGCGACGATCCCAGACCAAACCGCCGCACGAGAAGCAAGCGATAAGGTCGCCGGCGTCGAGCCCGATGCGTACAACGAAGACGGACTGCGCGTGATCTGGCGCTGCTTCGCGATGCTGGATCTCGAGGGCGACCCTGAGGCCGACGGTCTCTCGCCATACGTGATCGAACTGGACGCAGCGACGAGCGGCACAGTGCTGCGCGTGACTCGCAACTGGGACCCAGACGACGAAGGTCAACAGCCGCTCCAGTGGCTGATCGAATTCCCGTTCATTCCGTGGCGTAACGCGCTGAGCATCGGCCTCGGCCAGGCAATCGGTCGACTCGCCGGCGCCGGATCGGGTGCGCTGCGTGCGCTGCTCGATAGCGCGCTGGTGAACACCTTCCCAGGCATCGCGATGCTGAAAGGCGCGAACGTCGTCGGCCAGAGCCAGAACATTTCGATCGGAACGGCCGTCCAGCTGGAAGGATCGATCCCGGGCGGCGACGACGACATTCGCAAGCTGATGATGCCTCTGCCATACAATCAGCCGAGCCCAGTGCTGCAGCAGCTGATGGGCACCATCGTCCAGGAATGCGAAGGCTTCGTACGCACGACGCTGGATAACATCACAGAGGATAACGTCAACCAGCTGCCGGTTGGAACCGTCCTCAGCGTTCTCGAAGAAGGGCTGCGATCGCTGAATGCTCTCTTCGCTCGTCAGCACGCCGCGATGGCGCAGCTGCTGAAGGTGCAGTACCGATTGAACTCGCTGTACCTCGACGAGCAAGAGCTGAAGGACGAGACCGGCGAGGTGCTCGCGACTCGCGAAGACTACAACGGGCCGATGGATATCGAACCCGTCTCAGATCCGACGATCTTCACTGAGGCGCAGCGTTACGCGCAGATGCAGCTGGTCGCCCAGCGTGCGCAGCTGCTCCCTCAGCTGTACGATCTGCGCGCCGTCGAGGAGATGATCCTTCGCAAGACGCGCATCCCTGACTACGATCGACTGCTGCTCCCCGCGCAGAACGCCCAGCCGAACAACGCAGTGAACGAGAACGTCTCGCTGTCGCTGGGCCGACCGGTGGCTGCGTTCCCGGACCAGGACCATCTCGCGCACATCGAGATACATCTGAACTATCTGGAGTCCCCGTTCCTGGGGCAGAACCCGCTGATCGCGCCGAAGTTCCTCGGTGGCGTTCTTCAGCATCTGGCCGAGCACATGTCGATGTGGTACGTCAGCGAGTTCTATCACCACGTGAACGAGTCCGTCCAGGCGACCGGCCAGGCGAAGGACATCTCAGAGCTGATGAACCCGAAGAACCACGAGGTCTCGGCCGAGCTCGATCGTACGTTGGCCGAGGCGAGCAAGGACGTGATCGCGAAGGCGGCTCAGGTATTCGCGAAGCTGCCGCCGATCATCCAGCAAGCCCAGCAGCTCTTGCAGCAGTACCAGCCGCAGATGCCACAAGACCCGACGCTTGCTGCCGCCAGCATCCAGGCGCAGGCGAAGGTCGCGTCCGACCAGACGCGCGAGCGCATCGTTGATAAGCAGACTCAGGCGCGCAGTCAAGAGAAGCAGAGCGACAACGTCGTTAAGCTGCGCCTCGCCGCTCAGACGCAGATGGCTGAGAGCGAACGCGCGCACGAGGCGAATCAGGTCAAGCTGCAGACGAACCGCGAGGATAACGCGACTGCGATGGAGATCGCCGCGGCTGAGATCGCGGCTGGACGTCACAGCGAGTTGTCGACTGGAACTGGCATCAACCCAGGAGCAGAGTAACATGGCGAAGACGAAGAAGTACAGCAGCGGCGGCCCAGTCCCGCAGCATCACACGCTGGCGACGACTGGCGGGCTCGAATCGGCGCCGACCGGCAAGGAGCCGCGTTACGCCAAGGGCGGACGCGTCGGCGCTGGCAAGAAGAAGGGACGCGGCTGCTGAGATGTCCCTCGACGAAGGCAAGCTGCTGGCGAGACTCGCTGACCTGAAGGTCAAGCTGGCCGTCAAATCGATGTCGACGGCGCCGACGGCTGGCTTCGAGTTAACGGCTGCGTTCGAGCGCGGCCAGTACAAGGGCGTATCGCAGGTGGAAGGAATCGTTCAAGAACTGATCCAGGAAGAGGAGGATGACGAAAGTGGCGAGGACTGAACCGATTGCTGTTCCGAGCGATCGAGCATCGAATGCAAAGTACGCATACGACTCGATCGATGAGGCGTTTCCTGTGGCTGAGGCGAACCTCGAGCCGGCTGGAACGCGTGTCGTCGTCCAGCTGCGTACCCCGAAGCAGAAGTCAGCTGGCGGCATCATCCTGACCGATGATACCCAGGACACCGAGAAGTGGAACTCGCAGGTTGCGAAGGTCGTCGCTGTCGGACGCGCCGCGTTTCGCAATCGCACCACGCTCGAGCCGTGGCCCGAAGGTGCCTGGTGCAAGGTGGGAGACTACGTTCGAGTCCCGAAGTACGGGACCGACATGTGGGAGGTGAAGAACGCCAAGGGACAGACGGCGATCTTCAAAACCGTTCGCGACCTGGACGTTGGCGGCATCGTACCCGATCCGCTCTCAGTGATCGCCTACATCTAAGGAGCCAGCAATGGGTATCGAAAACGAAGACGAAGATCGCGACGAGGACCTGAACGTCACGGCAGGAGAACCGGACGGCGAGGTCATCAAGGTCGAAGACGACGAAGACGACGGCGAGCAAAAGGGCAAGAAGAAAGTCGCCGAGTCGAAGAAGGAAGTCGTTGAAGAGCACGACGAAGACGACGCCGACGAGTCTCTCGGCGCTGTCGAGAACGAGGACGGCGAGGCTGAGTCCCCGCGCGGCAAGCGACGCGAGTCGAACGCCGAACGACGCGAGCGCCAGCGCGCTGCCCGTGCGGCCCAGGAACGTGAGCTGAACTTCCTGCGCAATCGCAACGAGCAGCTCGAACGTCGATTCAGCGAACACGAGCTCAGCGTCGAACAGCGCTTCGCTCGCAGCGAGTACAGCGGCATCGACGCGCGGATCGCTCAGGTCGATGAGTCGCTGCGAAAGGCCGACGCTGTGATCGCCGAAGCGGTCGATGCCCAGCGCGGCGCCGACGTTGCCGAAGCGACGAACATTCGCGACAGCCTGCGCGATCGCAAGCGCGAGCTGCTGGCCGCGAAGGAACGAATCGTGCACCAGGTTCAGCAGCGCCAGCGTGCGCCGCAGATCCCGCAGCCGGACCCGGTCGTTATCGAGAACGCCCGTCGATGGGCGGCCGATAAGCCGTGGATGAACGATATGAACAGCGAAGACGTCGCGATCGCTCGCGTGATCGACGAGAAGATGGCGAGCGAAGGGCTGAACCCTCGTGACCCGGCGTACTTCGTCGAGTTCGATCGACGCCTGGCGAAGCGTTTGCCGCATCGCTATGCGAAGCCGAACGTCGAGACTGACGACAGCGACGAGGAGGAGCCGCAGCCGCGCAAGCGCGAGCGACCGAACATGCCACCGGCGAATCGCACTCCGAAGCTGAAGCCGGGCGAGTTCTACGTCAACGCCGAGCGCAAGCAGGCGATGATCGACGCCGGCATCTGGGACGATGACAAGGCGAGAAATCGCATGATCAAGAAGTACCAGCAGTACGACCGCGAAGCCGCCGCGAACAATCGCCGCTAATAGGAGCAAACGAACATGGCACGAAAGAATCGAGAGAGCCGCCGCCCTGCCGGCGACGAATCACTGGACAACGAGAGCTCGATGCGTCTCGATCGTGAAACTGAGGAACGCGAACTGACTGAAGATCGCGAACTCGATGACGACGAGCGAGTCGAGATGCTCAGTGGAATCGCCGGGCAAGTCGCCTTGCCGGACCTGCCCGAGCGAGAAGGATGGCACCGTTGCTGGCTGACCACGAACAACCCGAGGGATACGATTCACGCCCGTATGCGGCTTGGCTACAAGCTGATCAAGGCGTCTTCGATCCCAGGGTTCGAGCCCGTCGCGATCACGACCGGGGACTACTCCGGTTTCATTGGCGTGAACGAGATGCTCGCGGCTGAGATCCCGACCGATCTCTACCTGAAGTTCATGAAGGCCGTCCATCACGATCAGCCGATGGAAGAGGAGCGTCGACTGGAAGCAATCACCGAGCAGCTACGCGAAGAAGCCGCGAAGCGCCGTTTGCGTATCCAGGCCGAGCCCGGTACGGCTGAGTTAGGCAAGAAACAGAAGCGTCCGATCTTCGAGACCGGCGCTTGATCTTCACCTCATACATACGGAGCAAATCGAAATGAGTGCAACCCTTGCACCCTTCGGCTTTCGTCCCGCTTACCACCCGTCGGGCATCATCCGCCAGACGCAGTACACGGTGGTGGACGCGACGCAGGCCGCTTATGCGACGCCGATGTACAAGGGCTCTCCCGTGGTGTGGAACACCAACGGAAGCCTGAACATCGCGGCCGCTGGCGCTGACTGGCTGGGCGTATTCGCCGGCGTGGAATACGTCGATGTCTACGGCAAGCCGACCATGAGCAACTTCTGGCCGGGTACGCTGACCGGCGCGACGCAGATCCGCTTCTACGTCTGGGACGATCCGCTGATCGTTCACGCCGTGCAGTGCGGAGCAACGGTCACGAGCGCTGCGGCGATCGGTGATCAGCTGACGACCTTCGATGCGACCTACACCGCGGCCTCGGGCTCGACGGCGACGGGTCTCTCGACGGCTGCGTTCAGCGGGACCCTGGCAGGTGCTGGTGCACAGGGCATGGCGCGCATCATCGACTTCTATCGCGCCGTCGACAACGCCTTCTCGGATACGTACCCGATCGTTCTGGTTCAGAACGCTCGTCCGCAGTACGTCGCCCTGAAGGTCGCCATCTAAGCGGGAGGGCTGAAACATGGCAAATCCAATGCGTTCAACAGACTTCCGCGCGGTGGTCGAGCCGATCCTCAACGACGTCTTCGACGGCGTGTATGATCAGCGCGACGACGAGTGGAAGCAGGTCTTCAAGGAGTCCCCGGGCATCAAGCGCTCGTACCACGAGGAGCCGGTTCTGTACGGCTTCGGCGCGGCGCCGGAAGTTCCGGACGGTGAGCCGATCACCTACGGCAGCGGTGGCGTTCTGTTCCAGATGCGCTACTACTACAAGGTGTTCGGTCTGGCCTTCGCGCTGACGCAGGTGCTCGTCGAAGACGGCGACCACATCGCGGTCGGCAAGACCTACAGCGAGCACCTGGCTCAGTCCCTGGTCGAGACGAAGGAGACGCGCTGCGCGAACGTGCTGAACCGCGCCTTCAACGGTTCGTACACCTGGGGCGATGGCGTCGCTCTGAACGTCAGCAACCACCCGATCGTGAATGGCACGTTCTCGAACGTGTTGACCACGGCGGCGGCGCTGTCGCAGACCTCGCTCGAGCAGATGCTGATCCAGATCCGCAACGCGGTGGACAACAACGGCAAGCGCATCAAGCTGAAGCCTCGGCAGATCATCTGCGGGCCGAACCTGGTGTTCCAGGCCGAGGTTCTGCTGAAGAGCGTTCTGCGTACGGGCACGGCCAACAACGACATCAACCCGGTGAAGTCGATGGCGATGCTGCCCGAGGGTCAGGCGAACCTGGCTCGCATCACGAGCGCAACGGCGTGGTGGATCCAGACGAACGCCCCGCAGGGGTTCAAGCTGCTGACTCGCCGCAAGCTGACGAAGGCGATGGAAGGCGACTTCGAAACGGACTCGATGCGCTACAAGGCGACCGAGCGCTACATCGAAGGCGTCACGGACCCGCGCGCTGCCTACGGCACGCCGGGACTTTGATGAAGCACGCGCAGGGCGGTTCATGCCGCCCTGCGTTCTGTATCTCTTTCATGGGAGTAATACATGCCTCAGTTTGGTGATGACATCTATCTCGGCCCCGCCTTCGCGGGTGGTTCGGCTTCGGGCGGCCCGTCTCCGATGGAGCGAGGCGTCGGCCCGACCGGACGAGTCTACGTCTTCGACGTAGTCCCTCTGACTCTTCAGACGGCCGGCCTGGCCAGCTCACAGAACCCGACGAGTGGTAGCTCGTTCACTCTGACGGCTGGCACTGGCGTGACCTCGCGCGTTCGTGCTGATGGTACGACCGAGTACGTGCTCGACACGCCGCGCTGCGTGACGATCACCGCGGCTGGTGCGAACACGGCGACCTACACGGTCACTGGTTACGACGTGTATGGCCAGCGCATGACCGCAACGGTCGCGGCTCCTTCGACCTCGACGGTCGCGACGACCAAGGCGTTCAAGACGGTGATCTCGGTCACCAACGCGAACGCGACGGCTGGCACGAACGGCCTGACGGTTGGCTTCAACGACAAGCTCGGTATCCCGGTTCGAGTTCCGGACGTTGGCTACATCACCTCGGTGAAGTGGGCCGCGGCACTCGCGCAGGACGCCGGCACGGCCGTTGCGGCTGACTCGACGGATCCGGCGACGGCCTCGACGACCGACGTTCGCGGTTGCTATACGCCTTCGTCGGCTGCGAACGGTACTCGCCGTCTCGTGATGACGATTGCCCTCCCGGCCCTGGCTGCTGGACCTGATGCGACTCGCATCGGTGCCTTCGGCGTGACTCAGGCCTGATGCTGTGCGCCCCGTCACCGTTTCGGTAACGGGTGTGGGGTCGAGCTCGGTGATCCCGGTGGATCACTACGCTTCGACTTCAACCATCGCGCTCGCCGTCGTGGTGAGCGGGACGGTGACCTACACCGTGCAGCATACATTCGATGACGTGTTCGCCTCGACGTTCGTTCCGGCCAGCGCGACGTGGATCGACCACGCGACACTGGCGGCGCAGACCACCACGAAGGATGGCAACTATGCCTATCCTCCTCGTGCGGTACGCGTCACGAACACCGCCGGGACTGGCACGTCTACGCTGATCCTTAACCAGGTCGGCATCACGTAAGGAGGCCCTATGGCTGGTGGATCGGGTCTATCCGGGGAGCTGCCTGCTTCCACGGAGGATAAGTTCTTGAGCATGGTCGCGCTTCTGGCTGACCCCGAAGCGCTGCGTCGAGAGTACGAGAGGCTGAGCGCTGAACGCACTGCGGTGGCCGAGTTGGTCGCAGCGGCTGGTCCGGCGAGCGAGATCCTTCAGTTGCGAGAGCAAGCAACCCAGGACCGTGCGACCGCCGCCCAGCTGTTGGCTGATGCTCGTATCCAAGTCGAGCAGCTGCTTGCCGATGCGCGCGTCGAGAAGCAACGCATCATCGATGAGAGCGCCGTCGCGACGAACGCTGACGTGGCTCGACTCGAGAGAGCGAAGGCTGCAGCCGATGCGGCGAACAACGACGCGCTCCTGTCTCAGCAGGCGGCCGACGCAGCGATCCAAGCGCTCGCGACGAAGCAGCAGGAGCTCGATACGTACACGGCGCTGATCGACCTGAGACTGGAGAACGTGGCTGAGCAAGAACGCGAGAGCGACGCTCGTAAGCAGCGTCTCGACGAAGCGTTTGTTGCGCTGAAAGCCGTTACGGAGTAAAGCCGCGTGAGCAGCGGCATCGGCTCAGACGGGATTGTAGAGATCTTCCTGCCGCCCGGTGGTACGGCCGGGCAGGTCCTTGCGAAGATCGATACCCAGAACTACAACGCCACCTGGAGCAACGCGGGTGGTGGACCTAGCGGCGGAGCCTTCACGGCTGTAAGCGCCGGCACCACCGACGTTACCACTGGCGCGTTGTCCTTCGCGAACAGCCCGACGGTAACCTTCGGACTGAACGGCTCGACGATCACAGCGTCGGCTAACGTCACTGGAGGCGGTGCCCCGTTCGCGAACTCGGCGGGCACGCAGTCCGTCAGCACTGGCACCGTCGTCCTCGCCAACAGCAACGGCATCAGCTTCGGCATGTCTGGCAGCTCGCAGATCACCGCGAGCTACACAGTCCCGAGCACAGCCGGACTGCTCAGCGCGATCAACCTGAGCGCAGGGACCACGTCACAGAACCTGTCGGCGGCGACATTCAGCAACAGCAACAACGTCTCGTTCGGGTTGAATGGCAGTGTCGTCACGGCGAGCGCGAGCTTCCCTGCGCAGACGACTCAGCCAGTCGCCGTCAGTGGCAGTAACGGCTCGTTTTCGTTCGGCACCCTGACACTCGGCAACAGCAACGGAATCGGCTTCTATACCACCAATGGATCGGTGGTGGCGAGCTATACGGTCCCGTCAACCGCCGGATTGATCTCGGCTATCAACCTGTCGGCTGGCACGACCAGCGGCAATCTCTCGGCGTTCACGCTGTCGAACAGCAATGGCCTCGCGTTCGGGCTGAACGCTGGTACGGTCACGGGCTCGTACACGGTGCCCACGGTCACTGATTACTTCAGCAAGACCAACACGACCTTCAATGGTGCGAACGTCAGTGGATCGCTGACGCTGAACACCAACGGATTGCAGATGTCCCTGAGCGTCGCGCCTCCAGGCGCTGCGAACATCAACCTCTCCGCCGGCACGACCAGCAACAACCTCACGGCGTTCACGCTCGGCAATGCGAACAACGTCAGCTTCGGCCTGAACGGGTCAACGGTTACTGCGTCCGCCAGCTTCGCTGCTCAGACCAACCAGACCGAGGGAGTCTATGCTGTCGGCAACACGACCGGTCAGTCCTCCAGCAGCACATATGATGCACGCACTCTCTCGATCAGCGGCGCAGGCGCGGCGTCGGTGGGCTGGAGCAATGGCTCGCTGCTTGTCTCGGTGCCTACCCAGAGCGTTCAGACCCAAGGGTTGATCCAGGCCGTCTATGACGGCGCGAACTCCGTCAGCTCTGGCACGCTCCGGCTCACGAACGCTAACGGCGTCAGCTTCAGCCTCAACGGGCAGACGCTGAGCGCGTCGGTGCAGGCGCAGACCAACCAGTCGCTCGGCATCTACGCCAGCTCTCAGACCACCGGGCAGTCCAGCTCGAGTACGTACGACGCGCGTTCGCTTTCGATTGTCGGTGACGGCATCGTGTCGCTGGGCTGGAGCAACGGCTCTTTACGAGTCAGCGCCACGCAGAGCAATCAGGCGCTCTCAGGCTCCAACGGCTCGTTCACGTTCCAGACCGCGACGTTCGGCAACCTGAACGGGATGAGCTTCTACACCAGCAATGGATCGGTGGTCGGTAGCTACACCGTCCCCGCAGCCGGTGTGTCGCAGGCAACGATGTACGCGACTGGCAACACCACTCAGAGCAGCACCGGTACGCAAGCGCTCAGCTCGCTGATCTTCTCGGGAGCGGGCATCGCCTCGGTTGGCGTCACGGGTGGATCGGTGATCATTTCGGTCCCCTCGGGTGGCGGCGCAGGCGATGGTGTGAACATCGTGCAGGCAGGCACGACTGGCACCACCGGGACGACCTGGAGCAGTATCAGCGCCACGGTGCAGCTGAACGGCTCGGGCGCGCTCACGGTGAGCCAGAACAACAGCAACCAGATCGTGATCAGCGCCCCGCAGACCAGCTCGCTGTCGGCCACCGGCCTTGTCAGCATCAGCACCAACGGCTCGACCATCAGCATCGGCGTGCCGGGCGGGATAACCCTTTCGTACTTCAACCCACAGGATGGATACGTACAGGTTACCGGTCAGCAGGGCCAAGCGTCTTTGCACATCCAGCCGGCGCGGTTCCCTGATGTGCAGTTCGATCGGATCATGATGCCGATCGTTAACATGAACAGCAACAACAGCTCGGGGTCGCACACCCTGTCGTTCTGGTGGGGTCTGTACACGCGCAACGCCTCTACGCTGTCGCTAGTCACCAGCACCTCCAGCTCGACCGCAGTCACGCACAGCGGCACAGCGGGGAGCTATAGCCTTTACTTCGGCGTTCGGTTCTTCAGCATCCCGATGACCTACACGATCCCGGCCAGCCAGTACTGGGTGGGCATCCTTTCACGAACCACCAGCGGCGGAGCCAATGGCAGCTACTCGCAGATCGTCGCAAGTCAGCAGAACTCGTCGTTCTTCGGCCACTTCGGTGTGGCCGTCAACGCAACCATGCAGTACACGCGCGGCCTCGGGACGTACTCAGCGAGCACCTCTGGCATGCCCGGCTCCATCGCGTTTTCACAGATCAACGGCGCGAACAACTCCATGGTGCTCCGCCAGCCGATGTTCTACGTAGTGAGTGGTACGGTCTAGTGGCGATCGCCCTCGTCCAGACTGTTCGTGCGACCGGCACCAACGCCACGAGCACCGTCAGCAAGTCGGTCACGGTCACGGCTGGCAATACACTACTCGTGTTCGTGCAGGGCGGTTCTGGGCAGACGGTTACGGGCGTCTCGGGCGGCGGCAACACGTACAACTCGCAGACCAGCGTGACGCACACCGCGTACGCGATGAAGGTGACGTCGTTCGTCGCCAGCAACATCGCGGGCGGCACGTACACCGTGCAGGCGACGTTCAACGCGAACACCGACTATCCGTGGATCATGGTGGTCGAGTTCTCGACCGCTGCAGACGCAGATGGCTCAGGCGCTGCTTACTACGGGTCGCCTTCCAGCACCTCGACCGATGCGCTCGCCACCTCAGCGGCGACCAATTCAGTGCAGCCCGCGATGATGTTCGGCTTGATCTTCGGTGCGGGCAGTTCCTCGCCGGGCACCGGATTCTCGTTCGACACGTTCGGCAGCGACATGGGCATTGCTGGCGTTGGGTACAGCGCCAACTGGGCTACCCAGTACAAGACGTTGACCACGACCACTTCGGTCACTGCGTTCTGGAGCAACGGCAACAGTGGCGACAGCATTGGCGTCATCATGCAGATCATCGATCAGTACGTTCCGCCCTCAGGAGGGGCAGTAGCTTGGATACTCGCATAATCGCTCAAGATTTCTCGGGCCGTCACAATGCTGACTTGGCCGCAGCACACTCGCGCATTATGCAGGGCGGCTCCTGGAAGCGGCAGCGAGTAGTCGTGATCCTGCCGACTGCGGCGATGATCCCAGCTAAGGTTGCGCTCTCTCACTGGAATCTCGCCTTCCCGCCGAACAACGGAGTCGTTCGACTTCTCGCGATGGGTGACGAAGTCGGAGTAGCCTACAGCCAGGCTATTGACCAGGTACTTGCTCATCCGGACCTGAAGGACTGGGAATACATCCTGACGATCGAGCACGACAACATGCCGCCGCCTGACGGCGTGGTCAAGTTGATCGAGCGCATGGAGCAGCACCCTGAGTTCGCCTGCATCGGCGGACTGTACTTCACGAAGGGCGAAGGCGGCGTCCCTCAGATCTGGGGTGACCCGAAGGATCCAGTGCTGAACTTTCGACCGCAGCCTCCAGACCTGAATGGTGGCCTCGTCGAGTGCTGCGGGACCGGGATGGGTTTCAACCTTTGGCGGTTGTCGATGTTCAAGGACGAGAAGCTTCGTCGTCCATGGTTTAAGACGCTCGCTGGGAAAGACGGCGAGGGGATTGGTACACAGGACCTGTACTTCTGGGGTGACGCGCGCAAGTACGGCTATCGATGCGCGATCGATTGCTCAGTGAAGGTCGGGCACTATGACTTCTCAGGCGCGTTCGGTCCTCCGGACACGGTGTGGTAACCACATGAGTATCGTCGTTGTCGGTCGCGGGTGGGTTGGACAGAAGGTCTCGAAGCTTCTAGGGGTACAGCCAGTCAGTCATCAGTGGGCAAACGACTACCTGCCCCTGGGCATGCACGAAGTCGAGTGGATCATCAACTGCGCTGGCCTGACTGGTACGCCGAACGTTGATGCCTGCGAACGAAACTGGCGAGAGACGATCGAGGCGAACGCCTACTATCCGATCAAGCTGCTGCATACCGCGAACGTTCTCGGCGCTCGACTGTTGCACGTCAGTTCGGGTTGCATCTACTCGGGGGCGATCACCAGCGAAGACTCAGACCCGAACTTCTTCGGTTCGGTGTACAGCATGAGCAAGGCCGTTAGCGATACCGCCTTGAAGGACTCGGCGATCGTCGCTCGGATTCGCATGCCATTCAACAGCGAGAACGTCGCTAAGAATCTGCTGGTGAAGATCCGCCAGTACGCTCAGCAAGGAAAGCTCTGGGAAGGCGGACCGAACAGCCTGACTGAGATCGACGAAGCGTGCGAGAAGATCGTCGAGCTCGTTCGTACGAACGCGCCGAACGGCCCGTACAACCTCGTAAACGAGGGATCGGTAACGACGCACGAGATCGCTCGGCTAATGGGACTCAGCCCTGCGTGGTTCACTGACGCTGAGTTCGCTGCGTGCACGGTGGCTCCTCGGTCGATCTGTCAGATCCCGAATCGCAAGATCCCGATGAGGCCCGTAGAAGAAGTGCTGGTCCACTGTATCTATCAACTGGAGAGAACATGAAATTCGGCAACACCGCAACCAAACTCGACCTCGGCTGCGGTCCTAACAAGAAGGCAGGATTCCATGGCGTCGACTCGCGAGCGTTCCCGGGCGTAGATACTGTCCACGACCTGGGTGACCCGACGATCGCGTGGCCGTTCGATGACGACTCGATCGAAGAGATCCATATGAGTCACGTGATGGAGCACTTCACAGCGACGCAGCGCTTCCACGTAATCAACGAGATGTATCGGATTATGAAGGTCGGCGCAAAGGCTTCAGTCATTACGCCGCACTGGGCAAGCAATCGTGCGTACGGGGACCTGACGCACCAGTGGCCGCCGGTCAGCGAGATGTGGTTCTACTACCTGGATCGCGCGTGGCGCAAGGCGAACGCTCCACACACTGACGCCGAGTGGATGCCAGGTGGATATCAATGCGACTTCCAGTGCACGTGGGGTTACTCGATGCACGGAGAGATCAGCGTGAAGGCTCAGCCCGCGCAGATGTATGCACTGACGTTTTACAAAGAGGCGGCGCAAGACATCGTCGCTACATTGACGAAGAGGTAAGTATGGGCAAGACGTATCGAGAAGGGCACGATTTCCCCGAGGACTTCGGCTTCACCGGGTCGGCTGGCAAGACTCAGGTTCGGTCGCACTTTCGCAAGATGCGCGAGCCGAAACCAGCCCCGAGCCAGGCGCTGGAGGCCCCGTTTCCGCCCCCGAACCCGGTGAAGGGCCGTGCGAAGTGACCCCCATTTCAATTGGCGTCGGCTAGCGTATAATCGGCGGCACGGGCGAGCCGCGGTGCCGCACGCCAATCCGACAGCTGCAAGGAGCTGAGAATTGGCGACATCAGGTACCGTTGGGACAGTTATCTTCACGACCCAGCAGGTCATCGACCTCGCTTTCCGTCGCTGCCGGCTGTCCCCTGAACAGATCGTCTCCCAACACATCGATGTCGCACTGCGACAGCTGAGCCTGACTCTCAGTGCGTGGAGCAACAAGCTTCTCGCGCTGTGGGCGATCGATCGTCCGCTTGTAGCGATGTACGAAGCTCAGAGCGATTACTACCTGCCGGCGGGTACGCTCGATATCATGAACGCCCAGCTGCGCACCGTTCATTCGATTCCAGGGACTCTGGTACGTCACGGCTCTGGGCTGAACAACTATTATCAGTTCGACTTCGATGACGTAGCCCACGTCACTCAAGTGGGGCTGACGTTCGGTGCCAATGCCACCGTAGACTACGTAATCCAGTTCTCGACGGACCTGAGTTCGTATACGACTCGAGTAACCGTCCCGAGTCGCTCGGTCTCCTCGGGTGAGACGCTGTGGTACGACATCTCGAATGCTGGCGTCGAGACGCTCTCGATGCGCGTCTTCGCTGGATCGACCAGCTCGATCAACCTCAGCACAGTCGTCGTCGGGAATAACCCGAGCGACATCCCGATGTCGTTGATGGACCGAGACACGTACGCGGCGCTACCGAACAAGCAGTTCCTGGGTCGTCCGGTCCAGTACTATTACGATCGTCAGCGCGGCCAGCCGAAGATGGTGATCTGGCCCGTCCCCTCGTCGTCTTACACGAGCACGTCGTTAATCTCTCTCTACACGCATCGACAGATCCAGGATGTCGGTACGATGCAGCAGGAGCTGGAGCTGCCCCAGCGCTGGTATGAGGCGGCCATTGCGGAACTGGCGCGTAAATTGTCTGCCGAGATAAAGGAGGTTGATCCTTCCCTTCAGGCCCCATTAGCGGCTGAGGCCGACCGCCAGTTCCGCATTGCTTCTGATGGCGAGACCGATCGAGCCTCGGTTCGATTACTCCCGATGCTGCGAAGGTACACTCGGTGAGTCGGTACCTAAATCCGTCGGGTCGATCGAGCTACGGCATCGCGATCTGTGCGCGTTGCTCGAAGAAGTTCTTTCTCGATCAGCTCTCGCCAGACCCGAACGCTCCAGGCCTGATGGTCTGTGATCGAGACCTCGATGATCTCGACCCGTATCGCCTGCCAGCTCGGCAGTCCGAGGATATCACGCTGGCTTTCGTTCGACCCGACGAGCCGCTGATTGTCGGTGCTTCGGCTGAGACGACACCCAGCTCTGGGCTGGAGTTCTATGGCGTTCGACTGCCTTGGATTCCAGGTGGCTGGCTATGAGCATTCTGACTGACCTCGAGGTCCTGGTTCTGGTCGGTCGCCGGATCGCACAGCGAAAGGGACTGAACAAGTACTACCTGCCAGCCGCCGACTATCGATCGATCTTGGCGGCGGTGGCAAGCATTGGAGACGGAGACGTGACGCAAAAAATCCTGAACTACGTGAAGCCTGGTCCTCCGCCCGGCTTACCTCCGAGCCCGCCGACGGCTCCAGTGCTCGCGGTCGTCTCAGTGACTGGATCGACTGCGACGTTCTCGCTGACCTCGCCTTCGGTTTCACCGGCCGGGATCAGCGGCTACGCGCTCTTCCTTGGAGCCGCGGCTGGACTGGAGACGTTCTCAGACCTCGTCACCGTCTTCCCGTTCAGTAAGAATCTCCCCGATGGATCGTACTCGGCTTACGTGAAGGGATACGACCCGACTGCCACTGGCACTCCCCCCTCGCCGTCCTCAGCAGCCAGCAACACTCGATCCTTCACCGTCACCAGCACCCCGGTGCTTGGCGCGGACACGAAGGCCCCAGGCGTTCCTGCCACGCCGATCAAGGTGTCGGGTGGAAACAGCGTGCTCGAGACCGTCGTGAAGGCTACTCCCACAGCTGATACCGACGGCACTCCCTTCAATCAGGTCACCACGGGATCGAAGGGCTGCAAGTGGTACAAGGACTCGGTTTATCAGACTGGAGCTGACAGTCTCGTGCCCAGCCAGACCTCGGGCGTGCTAAATCAGATCGGCTCGAGCATCACCACGCCTGGCACTGACAATGGCACCACGATGGCTTCGCCGGTGGTCACTGCGAACGTCGATGCTCACTACAGCAATACGGATGCTGGGTTCAGCTACTGGACCACGACCGTCACGGGCAAGTACACCAAGGTCACGAAGTACACGACTGCCAACGGTGGCCCGAGCGGCGTGCCGTGCTACTACAACAAGCCCGTGGTGGACGGTTTTCGCACTGGGCTGAACGCTAACTCGCAGTACGTCGACTTCATTCTGTTCAACAGCAATGGCGCTGCGCAAATGACCGTCGAGGCGCGCGCTTCGGCCGGAACGGGCGCAGTACAGCTGATGACCCCTACGGCTTACACCCTTCCGATCTACGTCGAAAAGACCTACGACCCAGATCTCGGTACTGTCTTGTTTCGCACGAGCCCGGATGGCTCGACGTGGACGACGAGGTACTCAGGCGGCGCGAGCCTCGGCAAGACGTACCTCGAAGGTCGTGGCGCCGCCGGCAACGAAGTGACAGCCACCAGCTCCGCCTATCAGGTCATCTCCGAAACCCTAGACCCCGACATGCGATTCGGGTTCACTGGTACACAGCAGGTCGGTTCCACGACGAATGTCTCGATCACTTGTCTGATGTATGACAACGCCAGCCCAGCGAACGAGTCATCCCAGTCGACTGCCCTGACCGTAACCTATGATGCGCTGCCGAATGGCGGTGGCGGTGGCGGCGGAACTCGCTCGTACGGCGGCGGCTACTACATCGGCGGCTCAACGATGAATCACAACACTGCGCGGGCCATCCGGCTCTACGCGCAGGAGCATCGTACGATCATCTCGTACATCAACAACTGGGAAGCCACCTTCGGCACTACGATGCAGTCCGTGTTCGCGTCCATCAAAGCCAAGAACTCGAACTGGGAGGGCGTACCGTACCTCGACAGCACTCGCTGCCAGACCGGGAACTTCCTCGGCGCGGTGAACAACTTCCGCTTCACGACTCCTTATGGATCGGGCTGGATGCTCCTGAACGGAGACGGGAGCATCGCGTACTGGGGCGACAACTTCGGAACCGACATCGTCGAGAACATGGCTGCGACTGCGCAGGACGTGAACGGCCGCACAGTCCAGTACTTCGATCCGTTGTATCGCGAAGACTCCTTCCATGGAGGCGGTGCTGCTGGTCTCTCCAGCATCGGGGCATCTGCCAACAACCTCTGCAAGAGCACGTACTGGGATGATTTCTTCGGCGGGCCGTGGATCGGCGGCTTGTTCACTCCAGGGAACGTCAACGCGGCCGCCACGATGCAGGCCGGTTACAAGGCGATGTTCGCCAACTGGCGTTCTATCCTGACGGGCAAGAACGTAAGCTCCCCCGAGTCCTGGGCCAACATCAGCCAGTGCCTGCAGAACATGACGCCCTCGGCGATTGCGGCTTATGCTCAGACGCTCGACGGCGGCCTGTGCGAGAACATCGGCTCGGCTATTGGCGCTACCTGGACTGGCAGCAGCGGCCTGATCAGCATGTGGCAGGCCAACCAGCTGTCGGTCGTCAAGAGCGGTGGCTACCCGATCTTCCAGCTGCTTTGTTCGCCGACCGCCGACTCGGCTGAGCTGATTCGTCGGCGCACATGCACGGCGTTCTCGCAGATCTTCGGCGACACACTGATCAACCTCCAGTATGACCCAGTCACTTACTGGGTGGCGGCCGATCAGCTCCCGGTACGCATGCAGTTCATGGACGTGAATACCACGACCGGCGTCGGCAACCCAGACCCGTATGGGACGGACTACCTGATCCTCGGCTGGATGGGTACGTTCGTCGCCGGGGCCGCCGGCGCGATCCAGACGACTCCGTTCTCGGGCTCGTACATGTTCAGGCGCGAGATGACTCAGGGCGTGCATCTGGCCTGTGCCCCTGAGGCCTCGGGCCCGCAGACGTTCACGCTTCCTTACAACATCAAGGTCCCGCTCTGTTCGGACGACTCGTTCTTCAACGGGGCTACGTACGCAGCGGGTGCCCCCATCACCATGAACCCTGGCACGGGCTTCCCGGCCCTGAAGGTCTGATATGGCACTGCACCGATTCAAGCTGGTCGAAGATGACGTCAGCCACTGGGAAGGAACCGAGCTGGTGCTGTCATACATGGACAGCGCTCGGTTGCTGCAGCTCTGGAACAAGAGCCCTGAAGGAACCAACACGCCTGAAGGATACGAGGCGTGGATTCGTGAGAAGATGAAGGACGCGCCACGCCGATGACGATTGCTGTAGGCACAGTTACGCGCGCCACCGACCCAGGAGCCGCCTCCTCGATCTCGAAGACTTATTCGATGACGACCGGTTGCGCGCTGATCGTGGTCGTCGAGTGCGACACGAGCCGTACAGTCTCTGGCGTCTCGGACGGTACCAACACGTACACCCAGCGTCTCGGTCCCATCGCTGACACCAGCATCGGCATGCGCTGGTATGTGTTCACCGCCGAGAACGTCACTGGTGGGAGCCAGACGGTTACAGCGTCGTTCGCTGGCGGCAGCAGCGCGCATTCGTGGATGCTGATCCAGGAAGTGACCGGGCAGGCAGCTTCCAGCTACGACAATTCTCAGAGCAACACGCAGTTTCCGATTGGTACGACCTCGACTGACGCGATCACTACGGGTACGGCCTCGAACGCTAATCAGCCAGCTCTCGTGTGGGGCTTCCTGGCGGGCCCGGGCAGCAGCACGCAAGGCACTGGGTTCACCTTCGGTACCTTCGGTAGCGACTCTGTCAACAACGTCGGTGGCGCCGTGAACTGGGTAACCGAGAATAAACGCGTTACCGCCACTGGATCGCAGGCCGCCACATGGACGGCCGGCAACGCGGCTGACAACTGCATGAGCATCATGGTCATACTCGACGAGTCTACTGGCTCAGGCGTCGCCCACCTGGTTGGCGGCAATCTCACCGGCGGCGTTCTGGTAGGAGTTTCCTGATGAGTTATCACGGCGACATTCGCCTCGGCGATACCATTGACATCAAGTTCGTCACCACGGCGGCGGCAACGGGTGCGCCTACGACGCTGTCCGGCTCGCCGGTGGTTTCGGCGTATTACGACAACAACGTCACGCAGATCACCAGTGGTGTGACCCTGACGGTCGATTTCGACGGTGTCACGGGCCTTAACAATGTTCGAGTTGCGGCGACCGGCGGCAACGGGTTCGCTGCCGCGACCAACGTGGAGCTGGTGATCACCACGGGCACCGTTGGTGGAACCTCAGCGGTTGGCTACGTCGTCGGGTCGTTCAGCATCGAGAACCGCTCGGCCCTGATGCCATCCACCGCCGCCCGTAAGCTCGTGGTCGACGCTAACGGGCTGGCCGACGCCAACATGGTCAAGCTCGGCCCCACTGGGGCTGGCACCGCGCAGACAGCGCGCGACATCGGCGCGTCGGTCCTGTTGAGCCCTGGCACTGGCACCGGTCAGCTCGACTTCACGAGCGGCGTAGTCAAGGCGAACTCCACCCAGCTGGGGGGTGCTCCCTTCTACACTGGCACGTTCCAGGCTGGCAGCTCAGCGAATACGGCCGTTCTGCAGGCTTCGACTCCGGATTCGCAGTGTCGCCCGGGCGACATCATCCAGCAGACCTCTGGCTCCACCGCTGGCCAGCAGATCGAGGTCGCCTCCACCTCTGGAATGGGCGGCGCCTCCCCGACCGCTACCGCGCTGTCTGGTCAGACCTGGACGCCTCCAGCGGCTGGCGTGACGTACACGATCTTCAAGAAGGGCGGAACAGTATCGTCCACCGCTTCCGACTTCTGGAGCGCGACCTCGCGTACGCTTTCTGCCGATGGCATTCAGGCGATCTTCAACGCGGCGTTTGCCGAGAGCTACGCTACGGTTGGGACTCCGCCGACGATGGCGCAAGCGATGCTGACGATGATTCAGATGATGAGCAACGCAACCACGTCTGGCACTACGATGACCGTTTACAAGCTGAACGGTACGGACGTGGCGCTCACGCTGCAGCTGAACAACGCGTTTCCAGCTTCGCTCCCCACCAGCATCGCCCGGGATACCTGATGAGCACCGCGCTTGACATCGTGTACGTACGCCTGATGCAGGAAGAGGGCTTCCGCGCGCGCAAGTACCGCGACCAGAAGGGCATCGAGACCATCGGGTACGGGTTCAACCTCGAAGTGCCCTGGTCGCGAGAGCTGTGCAACGTGATCCTCAACTGGTGGGTGAACGACCTGCACAAGTCGCTCTCGCGTTTCTATTGGTATGCTGCGCTAGACGAGATTCGGCGTAGCGTAATCATCGATGTTGCATACAATCTTGGCATCGACAGTCTTCTACACTTCCCGAAGATGATCGCCGCTATCGTGGCGAAGGATTGGAGCACTGCAGCTGAAGAGCTCCTGGATTCAGACGCGGCACGCCTGAATAAGGCGCGCTATCTCGTGCTGGCTGAAATTCTCAAGACAGGAGTACCTAAGTGAACTGGAGAGCTTTCCTCTGGAATCATCGATCGAGCTGGGCGAACATCTGCAGCGGTCTGGCGATCGCAGCGGCTGGGTTACAGCAGGTTCACCCGACCACGGCGATCTACGTCGCGTTCGTCTTCAACGCAGTGGGCGTCGTTCTGAACGGCCTCCCGGACCTTCCGAAGGAGTAACGGCCTTGGACCCGGCATCCTCTTCAGATAGCACAGGTTGGTTCCAGTGGCTGGTTGACCTAGTCGTGCTGGCTCTTGGCGCGATGGGATGGAGCACCATGAACCGAGTATCGGACCTGGAGAAAACCACTTAGACTCGCGCCGATGCGAATGACGTGGAGGCCCAGATGAACCTCGCGCGAGAGAGCCTACGCAAGGAGCTGCGTGACGACATCGTCAAGCTAGGTGACAAGATGGACGAGCAGCACTCGAAGCTGTACGACAAGATCGAGTCCGGGCAGAAGGAACTTCAGAAGCTGATACTGGACGTGTTCACAAAGAAATGATTCGAGGATTCCTCCAACGCACGCTTGGCCAATACCTCGTTCCGCTCGAGATCGTGATCGTTCTGGGCGGACTGTGGTACGTCTACGAGCATGTGAAGCACGTCGGCTACGAAGAGGCAATGAAAGAGGTCAACGACCAGAGGGAATCCGATGCTCGTGTGCACAAATCAGAATTGGCTACGGCCCTCGCACAGCGCGATGCTGCGCAGGCTTCTTATGATCAGTACCGCGCTGATCATCCTGTGGGCGATGTTCGGCTGTGCCTCCCTTCGAAACCCAGGTCAGTGCCAGCCGCTGGAACGACCCCAGCAGGAACCGGCGCTCCAGGAGGAGTGGCCCCAGAGGTGCATGGTGGAGATAGTGGAGTACGGGAGAGGAGAGAGGGCCCAGATCTCGGAGTTCTGCTCGAAGCCTATGCAGCCGTATTTGCGGGGAAGAATCGTGATCTCAGACAGCAACAGCAGGTGAAGTGACATGCCAAGCGGGATGACCTACACCACGCTGAAGACCGACATCACCAATTACTTGGAACGCGGCAACGTGACCGACACGACGGTCTACGAGCAGATCCCGCGACTGATCAACCTCGCCGAAGAGAACATCTCGCGTGAGCTGAAGATCCAGGGATACATCACGACGATCACTGGAGACTTGATCTCTGGCACGAGCGTTTACGCGAAGCCCTCTCGCTGGCGCGAGACCGTGAGCATGTTCTACGGCACCGGGACGACTCGAAACCCGATCTGGCCTCGTTCGTACGAGTACTGTCGGATGTACGCGCCTGACAGCTCAGTGCTGGGGGCTCCGCTTTTCTACGCAGATTACCAGTACAACTACTGGCTGATCTCGCCGACTCCAGACACGACGTACAACCTTGAGGTCAACTATTACCAGATGCCTCCGCTTCTGGATGACTCGAACGCGACCAACTGGCTGACTAATTACGCGCCACAGGTGATCTTGTATCGAGCGCTGCTCGAGACGTCGCTGTTCCTGAGGGACACCGAGTCGGCTGGAACTTTCCAGGGCATGTACGGCAAGGCGCTCTCGGCCCTCAGCGGCGAGGACCTCCAGAAGATCATCGACCGCACCAGCACGAGGCAAGAAGCATGAGCTACACCGACGCACTCACCGGCGGGCCGATCCAGACCAACGATCAGAGTTACACAGCGCTGTCGCTGACCTCTGATGTGACGCTGTACTGGCCGATCGAAGGAATCTCGGGGGAGGCCTACGTCGCCGATCTGATCGATGTCACTCCGACGACGACCGGGCTTAGCATCACGATGCCCGACGCTCGAAGCGGCTCGCTGGGTGCGATTTCGCTGTTCAACAACCGCAGTGGCAGCTACACCTTCAGCGTGAAGGACAACTCAGGTGCTACGCTACTGACGGCCGCTCCGGGCACTGTTTGGATGCTGTACATGCGAACAAACAGCACTGCAGCTGGCACCTGGGATACGTTCCAGTTCGGCGCACAGACGGCTTCGCTTAACGTCGCGTCGATCGCCGGCAATGGTCTCCAGGCGGTCAGTACAGCGCTTCAGCAGTACTTACCGATCACGTCGGTCTCTTCGAACTTCTCGATCACGTATGCTGATCGTGCGAACATGTACCTGTGGACTGGCGGCGGGGGAACGGCTACGCTCCCCTCGGCTGCTGACGCAGCCCAGGGGTGGTTCATCTACGTTCGCAACTTCGGCTCGGGTAGCCTGGCGCTGACTCCGTCGGCTGGCAACATCGACGGGGCGGCAAGCAAGTCGCTGTCGTCTACTACTCAGGCTGGGTGCATCGTCTTCTGCGACGGTTCGAACTTCTACACCATCACGTCTAACGGCAGCACGTCGGCGGCGAGCTTCGACTACACGACGGTCAACATTGCCGGCACTGGCACGTACACGCTCACTGGTGCCGAGCTGAACCGCATCTCGTACCAGCTGACCGGCGTACTGACGGGTAACCGAGACGTGGTAGTCCCGAACACGGTGCAACAGTACTGGGTCAACAACCAGACCACTGGAGCGTTTACCGTCACTGTCAAGACCGCAGCCGGTACGGGTCAGACCATCACCCAGGGCGGCCAGGCGATCGTCTACTGCGACGGCACCAACGTCGTCGCTGGTCAGTCCGGGATTACGCTTCCGGTCGCCGTTGCCTCGGGCGGTACGGGTGCGACGACTGCCCCCAACGCGCTGACCAACCTCGGTGGCTCGACCGTTGGCAAGGCGATCTTCCAGGCTGTGAACGCAGCCGCGGCTCGTTCGTCGCTCGGATCGACCTCGATTGGAGATGCGATCTTCATCGCGATTTCTCCGAACGGTGCGATCACTGCGCTGTCGGGTTCGCAGGTTTCGATCAACGGCAACAACCAGTGGGAATGGCTCGCAGCCACTGCTGGGGCTACGCTCGTCGTCAATGCTGGTGCGGCTCAGCCCGCTGCGTACTTTCGAGGGTCGGTTGGCGACAACGGTCGTATCGCAATCGATGCGCTGGGCGTGCGCGAATGGTGGCTGTACGCGGCGAACGCCGATGGCTCGTTCCATATCGCCGACTTCACAGGGTCGCTGGACGCCTTCAAGATCGCCACCACGGGGCAGGCCTCGGCGTACGAGCCGAGCTTTGGCGTGGCGGCGCTCGCCAATGTGGCAACGCGCAGCATCGGCAGTTTTACCGGCACGCTCACCGGCATGTCCGCAGCCACCACCGGCACCGTCGAGTACCGACGGACCGGCTCCAAGGTGACGCTGTTCGTTACCGCCGACATCTCCGGGACTTCGAACGCTACGGCGATGACGCTTACCGGCCTCCCAGCAGCATGCCAGCCCACCAGCGCGCAGTCTGGGTTCTGCACTGCTACGTACGACAACGGCACTGGTCCAAACGCTGCGATGTATATCGTCTCAGGCGCGGTGGTCAATCTGTACCTCGGGACCAGCGGCTACGGTACGTGGACGAACAGTGGAACGAAAGGACTGATGGCCGGCTGGTCGATCACGTACGAGGTTGCCTGATGGCTCAGTACGCACCCCTTCGAGTCATCTCGCAGCCTGGCGTCAAGCGAGACGGCACTCGACTGGAAGGCCCGTATCACGTCGATGCACAGTGGTGCCGTTGGCATCGCGGGCTTCCTCGCAAGATGAAGGGATGGCGCACGATCGATAACAGCCTGACCGAGAAGGTCTACGGTCTGCACGGGTTCATGTCGGGGGGCAATGCGTACTTCCACGCCGGAAGCAAAAGCAAGCTCTACCAGCGCGTCACCAATCCAGGGAACGTGCTGATTGGCAGCTCGGATCGAACCCCAGGAGCCGGCTTTACCGCTGACTATCGCAACAACTGGCAGTTCGGAACGTTCTACGACTCGGTGTCGACCACCACGCGGCTGATCGCTCATGCGGCCCCGAACCTGCTCGACATTACCGACACCACCACGACCAAGGTCTGGTACGGCGATATGACCGGAACCGGGGCGCTGACTGACACCGGCGCGACTCAGGTCTCAGGTGGGGTCTCAGTAATCCACCCTTACTTGTTCATCTTCGGCAACGATGGTTGGCTGACGTGGAGCGCTCCGAATAAGCCAACGGATTTCACTACGGCTTCAGGCGGCGGCGGTACGAACGGTGCTCGCGTCGCCGGAATGAAGATCGTCTGTGGGAAGCCCCTGCGCGGGACCGGCTCTGGACCTTCGGGGCTCTTCTGGTCGCTTGACTCGCTGGTGCGAGCCACCTACGTCGGGGGCAGCGCGATCTTTGCGTTCGATACGGTCTCAGAGGACCTGTCGATCCTCAGCTCTCGTAGTGTCATCGAGTACGACGGCGTCTACTACTGGATCGGTATGGGACGCTTCATGCTGTTCAACGGCGTGGTTCGAGAGCTGCCTAACCAGATGAACCTCGATTGGTTCTTCGATAATCTCAACTACGCGTATCGTCAGAAGGTGTTCGCGATCAAGTTCCCGCGCTGGGGCGAGATCTGGTGGTGCTACCCGCGAGGAACCGCCACCGAATGTACGCACGCCGTGATCTACAACGTTCGTGAGAACACCTGGTACGACACGCAGCTTCCTGACTCGGGTCGTAGCTCAGGCCTGTATGCGAAGGTGTACGAGAGCCCCGTGATGACTGGCGTGGACGTACTGACTGGCGGGACGACGTACCGACTGATCAAGCACGACGATGGCACGAACGCAATCGACGGGTCCGAGGTGGCCGCGGTGCGAAGCTACTACGAGACGAACGAGTTTACCCTGCTGGAAGGTCAGCAACCTAGCACGAAGTCGCTGTCACTGAGCTTCATGGAACCCGACTTCGAGCAGACTGGGCCGATGATCATTACGGCACGGGGTCGACCGAACGCTCGAGCGACCGAGGCTGACCTGCAGACGGTCGAGATCCCGCAGACGCCGCCATCGCCAGGAGATCAGCTTCCTGGGTTCAAAACGATGGCTCGACTGATGAGCTTTCGTTTCGAGAGCAACGTGGTCGATGGCAACTACGTGACCGGACAGTGCTACGCTCACATCGCTCCGATCGATGGGAGGGTCGAAGGATGATTCTCGACGAACGAGGCTTTTCGGGCTTCGAGGAATGGGCCGAGCAGGCTTCGCTGAACCTCTCGAAGTATGGGCCGGTCCCGACGATCATCTCGCATAAGGAATGGCGTAACTGGGCGAACCAGCTGATCCAACTCCCAGGGATTGCTCAGCAGACTCCCCCGACGCCGAACACATACGGGCACTGGCGTGCCTGGGTTGCAGACTTCAACATGGCGGTAAACTGATATGCGCTACGAAATGAACAGCCCGACGTTCCGACCAGGTGAGCCGTCGATCGCCGTTCGCATGATCGTCATCCCAGACGATCGAGTGGCGTTCTCGAAGGGCGGTCTCGCACAGCACGCGAAGGCTGTCGCTCAGGCTGGACGATATGGCGACGACCTGATCGTGCACATGAACCACGACGAGTTCGAGCTCCTGAAGCAGATGTGGGGAGAGCCGACGTACCACCCCGTGACGGGCATGCCTGAGTACTTCTCGCTGAAGAGCCTGATCCCGATCATCGGCGCAGTGCTGATGATGACTGGCGTTGGCTCGGGGCTGGGCGCTACGCTTCTTGGTTCTGGAGCCAGCGCTGCGGCCTCGGGCGCTCTCGGGAACGCGATCATCGGTGGAATCACCTCGGCCGCCTCAGGCGGTAACGGCGGCGACGTTCTAAGGGGTGCTGCGCTTGGCGGCTTAGGCGGGTACTTCGGCGGTAAGTTCGGTGGCGCAGGTGCGGCTGGCGCGAAAGCCGCAAGAGGCGGGCAGGAGCTGAACGAGATCACTCACCTGTCGAGTTCCCCGAGTTGGACCAACGGTCTGGATACGCTATCAGGCGTCGGCCAAGGAGGACCGTCGGCCTCGTTTGGATCGAGGCTTGGTACCACCAGCAAGTTGGCGGCTGACACCCCTGCGATGACCTCAGATGCAGCCTCGATCGGAACCGATACCGTCGGCAGCATGAATTTCGGCGACTATGCGAAGATGGACAGTGGCCTTACGTCAGCGGCGACTGCGGCGGGTGCGACTGGTGCTCTCCAGGCGGCGAACGCCGCTCCGGCAGCCGCAGGTGCGTCGAAGGCTGGCGGCTTTCTGTCTCAGCTGATGGGCGGGGGCTCGAAGGCCGCGGCCGGAGCAACGACGGCTGGCAGCACGAACGGGTTAACTGGGCTGCTACAGTCTGGCATGGCGTACGCCAAGCAGCACCCGTACATCTCGGCGATGCTCGCGTCTCAGCTGTTCACTCCAGACCAGGAACAGCCGCAGGGAGGGGCTCAGGCTCAGCCGACGGACCCGAACTTCCTGATGCACCTGCCTCAGCTTCAGTTCAACCGTTCGCTGAATCCGAATCGAGTTCCGGCATCGTACACGTACGGAGAGAAGGGGAACAATCAGCCGTACTACCTGGATAACTCGCTGGCTGCGATGACTCCGCAAGCGCCAGCTGGATTCGCCAGCGGCGGCGAGGTCAGCGTCAACGACTGGCTGAGCGACTGGCCGACAACGGCTCAGTTCCTGAACGATCGAGGCTACGTCTACACGCGCGCTGGCATTCGTTCGCTGAAGCAGGACCAGAACGGTGGAACGCTGGTCCCGGATACGCTGACTTTCGATTCGACGGGCAAGGCGATCCCGTCGTTGCAAGCAGCGAACATGGTGACGATCCCCCAGAGCACGTTCTCGGCTGATTCGCAAGGAACCTCCAGTGCTGCGCCGATCTCGAATCAGTACGCAGCACCTGAGACGCAGGGATACAACATCCCGCCTCTGGGTTCGATCTTCAAGAGCGCGTATGGTCGCTATCGCCTGCCGAACCAGCAGACTGAGGTCGTGCCGTCTCGAGGGCTTCCGATGTTCCCGAGTCGCGAGCAGTCCCTCGCTCGAGGAGGCAGCGCCGTCGTCGGGGCTGGCACGGGTCGAACCGACGAGATCCCGGCTCGACTCAGCGATGGTGAATACGTAATGGACGCCGAGACCGTAGCGATGCTCGGCGACGGATCGACGAAAGCCGGAGCGGCTCGACTCGATCAGATGCGAGCGAATCTTCGTAAGCACAAGGGAAAGGCGCTGGCGCAAGGGAAACTCAGCCCGAACGCTCGAGCACCTGAACAGTACATGAAGGGGAACAAGTAATGGCCGGTGTAATGGATTTTCTGTTCAACGGGTCGGCTCCGCCGTCGACTACGACGTACGGCAACTCAGTCCAGAACCTCCCGACGTGGCTGAGCGACTACACGCAGGGACTGATCGCGAAAGCGAACGCAGTCGGGGCTGAGCCTTATCAGCACTACAACGACCAGCGCTATGCTTCGATCAGCCCGGACTCGCAGGGGTCCTTCGACCTGGTTCGCCAGAACGTCGGGGCTTATGCTCCAGCGCTAGACCGTGCGATCACGACGAGTGCTGGCGCTCCTGGGCAGGCCAACCCGTGGTTCAACACGGCGGCTCGTAACCTGAACCAGGCTGGCCAGATAACCCAGCAGGCCGTCTCTCCAGGACAAGGCGCGCTGGCTACGGCGATGCCCTGGCTCGGTGCTGCGAGCGGGACGTTCACGGGCCAGAACGTGAGCAACTACATCAACCCGTATGTCGATAACGTGACGAACCGTGCGGCTGATCTGGCGACTCGAAACTTCAACGAGAACATCATGCCGGGTCTGCGCAACGAGTTCGTCAGCTCGGGCCAGTTCGGCAGCGATCGAAACATGGACTTCGCGGGTCGAGCTGCTCGAGACGTCACACAGAATATCCAAGACAACGCGAATGCCACGTACGCAAACGCTTACACCGCAGGCCAAGGCGCGTTCGGCCAGGATATGAGTCGCATGGCTCAGCTGGGCAGCACGGCTGGAGGCTTCGGCGGCCAGGACCAGAACGCTCGGCTGCAGGCTGGCCAGCAGCTCGGTCAGATCGGCGCTCAGTTCGGTACGACTGGCAATCAGCAGGCTCAGCTCGGACTCGACGCCGCGAAGAACATGGGGGCACTGGCTCAGTCTGGCCAGCAGATGGCCGTCACCGACGCCGCGCAGCTGAACGCCATCGGCCAGCAACAGCAGGACCAGGCTCAGAAGAACCTGGACTTCGGCTACCAGAACTGGCAGAACGAGGTCAACTATCCGCGCAGCACGCTCGACTGGATGAGCTCGGTGATCCGTGGTATGCCGTACAGCCAGAGCCAGTCGGCCTCGCAGACTGGCCCGTCGAACACCTACCAGCCGTCCCCGCTCAGCCAGCTGACCAGTCTCGCAACTGGCATCACTGGGCTGAACAAGCTGACGCAGTACAACGCCAACGGCGGCATGGCGTACGCTCGCGGCGGCCGCGTTTCGGCTCGTCCTCGAGGCGCATTCGCTCACCTGGGATCGCCGACACTGACCACGACGGCGCCACCGCGTAATATGCTGAGTAACCTCGTAAGCGGCCGTAGCCCGCGTCGAGCGCTGGGAGCCCTGTAATGGAAGAAGACGACGACACCAGCTCGTACTACCAAGACCCGAACGAACTCGAGGGAGTAACCGTCAGCGCGTCTCAGGACGACGATGACGGCCCACCTCCGACCAGCGAACAGCACGCGCTGTACCAGGACCTGATCCGCTCGGCGTCGAAGGCGACTGAAGCGCCGGAGATCAGCGGCTACCTGAAGAAAATGCAGGATGCCGCGAACGCCCAGAAGGCTGCGCTGATCGCGACGCGCGAACACCTGGTACGTCGTCGCTACAACGACGCGATGCCGTGGCTCGCGTTCTCAGCTGGGATGGGAGCGCCGACGAAGAGCGGCTCGTTCTTCGAGAGTCTCTCGAACGCAAATCAGCAACTGATCCCGCAGCTGCAGAAACGCCAGGAGTGGCAGGAGCAGCAGGAGACCGACGCTGACAAGTTCGCTACGCAGATCGCTGGACTGGGCGGCGCAGACGGTGACGCGATAGACCCGCGTATCCTCAGTGCTCGACTGCGGCTGGCAGAGATGAGCACAAACCTCGGTCGTTCGGCGCTGGCGGCTGATAGCAAAGGCCAGCGATCGACGGTGACGCTGACCGAGATCCAGAAGCTTCGAGCTGCGATCAACGACCCGAATACGCCTGAAGAGGACAAGGCTGCGTATCGAGATCGAATCAAGAAGCTGAACAACATCCCAGTGAACGCCAGCACTCAGGCGGCCGCTGCCCTGACGGGTGACTCGCTGGACGATCAGGCTGAGTACTTTCGCCAGACGCACCAGCTACCTGCTGGAGCTGGACGCTCCCCCGCAATGGCGGCTCGCATCATGAACCGTGCGGCTGAGCTCGCTCGCGCAAAAGGGCAGGACAACGAAGCAGTCGCGATCATGCAGCAGTCAGCTCAGGCAACGCGTGGCGCAGTCGCGGCTGTTCAGCGACAGAAAGGGCTACTCGGTTCGGCTGAGCGCACGGCTGGTATGAACCTCGACCTGGCTGTGCAGGCTGGCACGAAGGTCGATCGCACTGGCAGCCCGATGATCAACAAGGTGATCCAGCACTTCCGCACAGGCGTTACCAGCGACCCAGAGACTCGCGTGTTCGTCAACTCGCTGATCACGGCGCGCAACGAGTATGCTCGAGTCGTCTCTGGCGCAACTGGTGCGACGGGTATCACCGACTCGGCTCGCTCGGAAGCGAAGGAGCTCTTCGATACGATCGACTCGCAAGAGACGCTTCGAAAGGTCGTCGCTTACGCGAAGAAGGAAATGCGCAATCGCATGAGCGGCTTCGATCAACAGCTGAACGAACTGCGCGGGAATATGGCTGGCGACCTGGGCAGCAGCGATCACTCGAACGCACCGACGAGCTCAGCTCCGGCTGCGGCTAAGCCGAAACGCTCGAGCGCTGCGTCGAGTTACCTGCGAGCGCAAGGAGTAAAGTAATGGCTCGTAACGAAGTCTATGGCGGGCTTGGTGGTGCTGACGATAGCCAGTGGCTAGCTGGCTCGCGAGCTGCACGCGCGAACGTCCAGAAGTACCAGGCCGCGGCAGCCGCAGCTCGCGCTGACGGAAACGAGGAAGCCGCTCAGGAGATCGAAGCCGAGCTGATGAATGGCCTCGATAGCGTTCGCGAAGCGATGAAGTCCAACGACCCCGAGGCTATCGAGGCGTCCCTCGAAGGGGCCGGTCCTCGAGCTCAGCTGCTCGCCGCCTTGCGTCGCGAGTACGACGCGGCCGACCAGATGAAGGGCTTGCGTCAGACCGTCCCCGAAGGCAGCGGCCTTTCGCGCGTCGCTGCGGGCGGCGCGAGTGGTCTTGCCGAGCTGGGCATGAAAGTCGGCAACCTGGTCGGCGCCGTAAGCGATGACGACCTCGGCGAGTTCGAGCAACGCAACGCCGGGCTGTGGAACGATCCAGCTGGTGCCGCAGGCCGTTTCGGGACGAATTTGACCCTCTGGGGGCTCGGCGGCGAGGGCGAGGCGGCTGCCCTGGCGAAGTTAGCCTCGAAATACCGCGGTATTAGTAAGCTGACGGGCGCTACGCTGAAGAACCCAGTTGCCCGTGGTGCGGCGAAGGGTGCGCGCCAAGGCGCTGAAATGGGCGCTGTAGAGGCTGGACCCAACCATCGTTTGCGCGGTGCAGTAATCGGCGGCGCGGCTGGAGGCGCCGGAGCAGGCGTATTCGAGACCGGGGCCGCACTGACGCGGGGCGTCGCGTCAGGGGTCAAGCCGACCGCTGAAGCCGCTACGCTGCGCCAGCAGCTGCCTGATGGCACCCTGACGTGGGGGCAAACGAACCCGGACTCGCTGATCGGTCGCTGGGAGCACAACCCGATCAGCCGCTCGATCGCGAAACCCGGCATCGATAACGCGAACGCTGAGATCAACCTGTTGGCGGCGAACAAGGCATCAGTCCCCCTGGCTGACGTTAAGCCGCTGGCTGACAACGAGATGGGAGACCTGGCCGAGCGAATCCTGAACGGCGAACGCGGCAGCGCGATTCGCACACCCCAGAGCACGAACCTGCGCACGAAGAACCAGATGTTCGATGCCTCGGACGACTCGTTCAAGCCGTACTTCGATGCGCTCGACAGCTACGCCGCGTCGGCGAAAATCCTTTCGACCAAGGGCCAGAGCATTCCGCTGCGAGTGCGATTCGAGAAGATTGGAAAGAACCTCGACCCGAAGGTCGCTGAAGCCCTCCAGTCGGCTCTGACGCAAGCAGTGCGAAACGCGAAGAGCGCGGGCGGCATGACCATGAAGCAACTGCGAGACCTGCGTAGCGATATCCGAAAGCTGACCCCGGCGGTCTCGAAGGATACGACCAGTGAACAGCGAGCGACGATCCGAGCGCTCGAGAAGGCCGTCGACTCAGTGAACGAAGCGATCATGTCGCAGCTGCCCCCGGGCGCGCAGAAGCTGTGGAAAGCGACCGACGGCGTATACGGGGCGAACAAAGTTCTCGAGGAGGCAACGAACGCGACTGGTGCTGAGCAGGCGATCACTGGCGCGCAGCTCGAGCGTGCAGCGACTCGCGATACGAAAGCGAAGCTCGGCCCACGCGCCGCAGCTCGTGGCGAAGATAGCACACGCGTACGCGATCGCGCAACTGGTAAGTCGATCGAAGGCTCGGGTCTGCGTGACCTGGGGCGTCAGTGGCAGGCGATTAACAAGTCGCCTCCTCACACCGGCGAGACGGGCGTGACCGACAAGACGATCGAGTTCCTGACTCACCTGCCAGGCGGCATCGCTGGAATGCCGTTCGCCGGGATGAGTCGCTCAGCCTGGGGTCGCCGAGCAATCCAGGGCAAGACGCCGTTCCAGGCTGCGCTGCGTCGCGCTCAGGGCGACCCGTTCGTTAACGCGCTGGGCAATACGGGCTCGAAACTCGCCGCCCCTTACTCAGTCGAGCTGCTGAATGGCTCGGCGACTGGCGAAGCGCCGGCCGTCAGCTGGCTTGACGCAATCGGAGCTACCCAGTGAGAATTGCGCTGATCGCTTTCCTGATGCCGTTCGTCCGTCCGGTACTGACGTACGCGCTGAAGCTCGTCACTGACTTTATGTTCTGGGTGCTGTCGCCGTTCCCGAGGCTGCGCGAAGTACTCTACCGAGAGGTGTAAGATGGCAAAGGGTATTAAGGAGCTGCGTCGCTTCGCTGAGGACCTCGAACGCGAGAGCCAGAACGCGAAGGCCCCGATGCTGAACCAGTTCTCAGTGCTCGATCAGCTGATTCAGCAAGCGCCTCCGTCGCTGACGAAGGGCCCTCGTCCAGGCACCGAGTGGCGCTCGTACCTCCAGCCGGGCCGCATGCTGACGCGCGAGGACGTTCAGTTCCCGCTGAAGAAGGAGGAGATCCAGTACTCGAATCTGCAGCCTATCCTCGACAGCCCAGACCCGATCAGTCACGAAGATCTCCTCGATCGACTGCGTACTGGGCGTCCCGAGTTCGGAGCTAAACACCTGTCCAAGGATGGCCGAGACGACCTCGAGCATCTGTATCGAGCTCGAGTCGATCCCGATGACGGAAGTGTCCCTTCGATGTCGCTCGGTCGTCCACAGTACAGCGAGTACGGACACGAGTCTCCTCACTACGAGGAGATGCTGACGACGATGCCGGGGGTCGATACTTATCACCAGCACTTCCAGGGGTACGATCCACTATTCTGGTCGCGTGGCACGACTCAGCAAAGCCCATCCGGCGCCCTTGGTCAGCTGATCGAAGAGATCCAGAGCGATCACCACGCGCGTGCTGCTGAGAAAAACATCTTCGGGGAAGGTAACGCTCGCGTCGGCTATAAGAAGCCGTTCGAGTACAAGCCGACGCAGTTTACACTGAAGCGTAACGCCTCGCTTGACGACCTGGTCTCGGACTATATGGATCGCAACGTCACCGGCGACCCCGACGCTGACGATTTCGACGAGGCTATCGGCCGCGCTGAACGGCAAGCCTTACGTCAGGCTGGTAACCTGGGTCGCATCCCAGGGCTCGGGAAATTCCTTGATAAGACTGAGCTGTCTTATCCCTTGTATCAAGCGCTGGGCGGGACTGATAGCTTATCGGACTTCTTCAGCGGCGACGTGCACAGCCAGTATCGACAGTTTCTGAGAAACCAGCACGAAGGAACACTGGACCCGGCTGAGTTTACTGGCACCTCAGTCGTTGGCCCAAATGGCGAGATTCATGGGTTTCTTCCGAATGATCCGAGGTTCGATCCGATAATCAGCCCTAGCGGCAAGAGTCGAGCTGAGCTGGAAGACGAATGGCTGAAAGCTCTGCAAGATGAAGATCGCCAAAATGCTGAGAGTGCCTGGCGTGTAAATCAGCGCGACGTCCCGACTGACGCCCCGTTTAAGAGCGCACCTGAGTACGCCGACTTCGAGCTGCGTAAGCAGCTGATGGCCGCAGCTCAGCGAAACTACGACTTCCTTGGGAGCGTCTCGGGGAAGGACCAGATCGATCGCTATAAGTACTTGAACCCAGAACAGCAAAACGGGATGAAGTACTTCTACGACCAAGTACTCCCTGGCCGACTGGAGAAGCTCGCAAAGCAATACGGCCTTCAGTTCGACCCGGCATTCCAGGTCTCGCGTTCGCTGAAGAAGCCGTCCTCAGCCAGCCCAGACGATATCCCGTGGCCGATGGCCAATCGAGGAACTAAAACCTTTGATGACTATATGGCGGCTGCTCCAGCTCCTCACGGGATCGAAGAATTCGATAACGCGAACGAGTACACTGATCACGTCGCTCAGATTCAAAACGAGCTGAACGATATCCATGAGTTCTACAATCCTCGTGGCAGAAACTCGATGCCGGATTCAGTGAACTCGGCGTTCAACGCGATCAATCCGCTGTCTTATGCTTGGAGGGATGCTGACACTCCCGAGATGAAAGCTCAGCTCAGCTCAGCGATCGACCTGCTGTACGGTCACGCCGTCAGTAAGGCCGCTGATACGATCCGTCAGACGATGAAGGGAGGCGCTGGGGACTATAAGCCGACGCCTTCGATCGTGCTGACTCCTGAGGCACGCGAGAAGATCCGACGCATCGGCGTGCCGCTGTGGTCGCTGCTCGGCGGCGGAGCCGCAGCGAACGCGATCTTCAACGACTCGGGCCCGGATATCGGGCCGGCCGAACCGCAGGAAGGGATGTAAATGCCGAAGGGCGACGTAAGCAAGCTGCTCGATCAGCTGCGAAAGGAACTGAACGCCCAGGAGTTCAAACGTGCTGAGAACGTCGCTCAGTACGCCCCTCAGGGTACGCGCTATCTGACGAAGGACGCGCTTGCCGAGATGGCTCGATCGCCGGCTCGTATCGCAATGATTCAGCCCGACGATATGGTGAACATGACGAAGCCGCTGATCGAAGGGCACACCGACTCGATCGCTAATCGGTTCTGGATCGATGAGCTGAACCGCGGCCAGGGACTCGCGCAGTCGATCGATCGAAACGGGCTCGGCGAAGTGCCTGCGGTAACGATCGGCTCGATGAAAGGTGGAGGGGCAGATGCCGTCGTCGCCCACCAGGGACGCGGCCGCATGCTCGCGGCTCGTATTCTGGGTGACGTCGATCGCTGGCCCCTACTGATGGGACGTCATCAGGCTGGCGCTTCGTGGCCATCTGACTTCGCGAAGCGTTCCAATGCCAGCACACCGGTGTTCGACTGGCGTGCTGGCGATCGTTCGGGCGAGCTGTCGAAGTGGGATTTCGAGGATCCAGGCGACCTGTTCGACCTGCAGCAGCGTAACGCTGGCAAGCTGAAACTCCTCCCCCAGGGCGGCCGTCAGCCACACGATTACCTCCCGATCGAGTTCGGGCCGTACACGTACCCGCGTGATCTGGTGTACTACGACGGCCCGCTGTTCGCTAAGGGCGGCCTGGTTGACTGGATTCGCGAGCAAAAGCCACGGGTCAAGCAGCGCGCCGAGCGAGTTCTCGACGAGGAGCCAAAGCTCGCTACGCTGATGAAAGCCCGCGGCATGAAAGACCTGCTGTCTGGCGGCGAGTGGGCTGCTGGTAAGAATCCAGTGCCGATCGCGATGATGGAGCCGAGAGAGTACCTGAAGCTGACGCCGCCGCTGTCGGGTCACCTGAACCCGTTCTCGATGATGGACACGAAGAGCCACATCGACAAGCTGTCGAAGTCCATCCAGACGCGGGGGCTGGGCGAATCCCCGATGCTGATGATCACGCCCGAGACAGCCCCGACCCCGTTTGATTACGGCAACCTGATCAACTCGGTCCTCCAGGACGAGTTCCTCAACGACTCGGTCAGTCGACTTCAGGACTTAGCCGAGCGGGTGCGAAGTGGGCGCGGGTTCGTAGACGAACACAATGGTCGGCATCGCGCGTCAGCCCTTGGTCAGCTCGACTCGAAGGTTCCTGTCAAGCTGTCCCTCGGTCCAGTCCAGTTCCACGAACTGCTGCAGAGGAACCCGAAGGCCGCCCCGACGCTCGAGGATCAGCTGAAATTGCTTCGTAGCTACGACTCGCTGGTTCCTCAGGCGAGCCACGACGAGCTGCCCTGGAGCGGAGATCGAGCGTTCGCTAAGGGCGGGCCAGTGCGACCGATTTTGGACTGGTACCACGACGCTACCGCCTCACTGACGGGTGAGGGAGACATCATCCCAGGCACGGGCGCGAAGAACTGGCGAGAAGTTTCGAGGGAGTTCGGGGGCGTTCCTGGCAATACGGATAACAATCGAAAGTACTACGATCTCGTAAAGGACTGGAACCCTCGCGTTAACGAGAACGACTTCAATACGCACAACGCTTGGCACGACCAAGAGTCGTTCGAGATGTTCGAGCAGCCTGACTACGATCGACTGACCCAGCTCGGGAAGAAGTATGGCATTCGCGTCCCATCAGGAATTCCGTTGTATCGCGGGCTCAGTATCGATAGTCTAACTGGCCTCGATGAGTCGATCGATGAACTCCTTCGAGACTCATACAACAACCGAGAGACGCGGCCACAGGCGTTCTCGATTAATCCTCAGCGAGCGCGAAGGTTCGCTATCGATAACTCGAACTCGTCGTATGATGGCTTCCCGTGGACAGCGATCATGGAGAACCCGTCAGGCGTCCCGTGGCTGCCGATGCCGCCCAGCAACGAAGGCGAGCTGATCCTGCCTGGACGCACGCCGCTGAAGGTCACTGGCTACGGTACACGCGGGAAGGGTGTCGGCAACTGGTTGCGAGTCGCTCCACAGAAGAAGGCCGCGGGTGGGTTGGTCGATAAGCGACCTGGCTACTTCGATCGCGCAATCGCCGCGATGAAGGCGATGCTGGACGATCGCTCAGACAGCTCGCCTGAGTACACAGCGCACGAACGCGAACGCGTCGAGGACGCGAATCGCAATGACCCGATGGGCGATCACATGTTCGTGCCTGAGCACATTCGCAACAACGTGGTCAACCAGGTGCTCTCGACGCCGTACGCGCTGAACCTGCTGGCCGCCCAGGTGATGAAGGGCGCTCCAGCTGCGCTCGAGACTGACGAGGTCTGGTCGAAGGCGCCGATTCTGAGCGCCAGCAAGAAGGCCTCTGACGCGTTCGATTGGCAACGCGAGCGCTCGATGCTCGAATCCGGGATGGACGAACCACAGAACTTCGGCGAACGCCTGGCCGAGACGGCGGGTGAGATCGTTGCGTCGCTGCCGGTCCCGCTCTCGGCAGCGTCTCGTTCGGCTCGCGGGCTTGGCGTTCTCGAGTACCTATTCCCGACAATCGAACCGAAGCTCTTGAACTACGGTCACGGCGTCGTCGGGGGTACGGTTCTGAAAGAAGCCGTACCTGCGATCGCCGAGACCGCCAGCCCGTCAGCTGGGCGGAAGCCCGTAACTCCTCAGAAGTGACTTCCGCTCAGCTTCCTTCTGAGCTCTCTCGTTCAACACTCGCTCGACGTGGCTCGGATCAGTCCACTCAGGCTTCTTCGCCTTTCGATCCAGTGTGCCCGACGTAACCACCGGCCCGCATTCGATCTTCACGGTAGGCGGCTGAGTCGGGCTACTCAGAAAGGGCGAACGTAGACCTCGACCTCGTTCACGTCGACATCGTTGGGGATCTTGCGAATCGCCATGCGAGTGGCCGAGGCCTCGTCGTTCGCAACGACGTGAGTCGGCTCGACGACGATCTCCTCGATCTTTCGATCATTCAACTTCGCAACTCGAGTGACTGCAATTCGATACAACATCATCTTCTCCTTGGTTACTACGGTTATCACAGCTTGTGCGTGCCTTCCACGCCACGATCTACTCGATTCTTGGTTCGCTTCATCAGGTAAAACTTCGCTTCCTCCAACGCGAACAGTGCATCTCGATTCTCTTCGCACGCGTACTGTCCAGCCTGGAAGCTGCGCAGTCGATCGATCAGAATCTCGATCAGCGCCTCGTGCGTGATTCCGTTGACGCCGGCCTCGGCGATCGGGCCGTTCTGGAAGAGCACGTGCGAGACCTTGGCCGGTTCGCCGTGCAGTGCCTTCCACGGGTCGCTCGGGTTCGTCG